TTAGATTATTTTTTAAGGTTATCTTCCTATATTTAGATACTAAAAAGCAGGCGCAAGCCTGTTATATATCTATCTTAATTTCTTCAAAAACTATTAAATTCAAATAAGTTGAGAAAACTTAAAGGGTAACAAAAAAGGACTTAAAATGATGAGTTCAGCAGGCAAGAAACTAGCACGGTCAAACGTGCTTTTTTTGTCAAGTATTATAGCCATCCTATGCTAACTCTCAGTGTAATTTGTTCAATACTTGTAAAATATAATAAAACTCTTTATTGCCTCACTTAATTCATTAGCAATAAACAAACAGTGATTTCACATCACTGTTTGTCTTAAAAATAAGTTTAGAATTATCCTACTTGTCTGATTCGTTAGCATTTTTTCCAAAAAGATAACCTGTCAGTGAAAAAATTAATACTTTAATAACTTCTATAGCATTACTTGCTATATCAGATATTTTCCCACCATGAACAAAAGTTTCAAAAAAATAAATTAGCATTATCAATACAAGACAAATTATAAGTAGATAGTGTCCTTTAATTGTATTATAAGTATCCTTATTAATTTTTCTTTCAAGTATACTTGTTGTTGCAAATTTATCATTTGCTTCTTTTTGTTGTTGTGAAAACTTAGTATTAGGAACATCAATTTCTGTTGTTAATTTATTTACTTCGTTAGGCAATATAAGGCTCCTCTTGGAATATGTTACTGTCCTCTAAATATGGTTCATCATTTATATTAGCTTTGTACCACGCAGTTCCTTGCTGATGTGTCATCTCAGATAATCTTATACCATCAATCATTCCATAAGTTTTCCAAACATTATCAAAAATCTTTTTCACTACTGAACCTGCAGGGAGAGCAATAGTACTATACTTGTTATTTTCAAAATAGTAAAATTCTTTGATGTGATTTGCACGATATTTTTTAAATACGTTATAAACGCTTCTAAGAACAGGACCATACTGCCAAGTTTCAAAACGTTCGTCAAAAAGCTTTTCTTGCGTTTCTTTTAAATAATCTTTGTAGAAAATATAGATCAATTTCTGTAACTTCATCGGCGTAATATCAATATCTTCGGACTTTGCTCTATCAAGAAACGTATTTGCTACATCTAAAGCTGAAATCATTTTATACCTCCTACTTACTTACAAAAACATTTTTTATTTATTATAACACATTTTACAATACATATGTCTTAAATTTAGAATGTTTTTTTATCTCCTCACAAAGCCTCCAGATTCGTTTCTAAAGGCTTGTAGTTTATCCGTGGTGTTTTAGTTGTCTAGCACGAAATAAAGCGAAATACGGGCGAATATGTGGCTTACGCCTACATTTGCCAACATTTATGCTTCTAACTCTTGTAGTAAGGTTAAATCTAAACCATCAAGGTCAACATCTATTTCAAAATCTATGTTTAAATCTATCTCCATATCCTCTAATTGGATATTCTCCAGATCAATCAAAAAATCTTCAATCATGTCATCCCCCCCTCACTTAAATCTCAACATTTCTCAACAAAACACCACAAACGCCTACTTATATGCTTCTAGCTCTCCGTTCTGGTGGATTCTCGCAAAGTTTAAGACGGCTATCTGTTTATATCGGTGGTAGCTAGTGGAGCTAGTACCTGCCATCTCTACGCATTCACTCATTGTTTTCTTCCTCATGTAGCAATAATGGATAATAAAGTATTTTCTGGCTCGCTTATTTTCTATGCTGTTGATGTCGTGGGCGAATATCTCCAACCCTTCACGGATTGCTTTTTCATGCTCACCGCTCAAATTCCACTGACCAGGTAAGACAAGTTTCCAAGCCTCTTCATCTATCGTAACTTGGTTTTCACTTCCTGCCATCCTCTGGAAACGTAGAAAGTAAGTCATCCGCTCTCTGACGTTCATCATAGTTTTAAACTTATCCAGCTCCATTAGTTTGCTCCTTCCACCTTGCTCAAGTGTTCTATAGCTTTCCTCCGAAATCTATATATCTGCGCCTTGCCAAAACCTAACTGATTACAAACTTGATCTATCGGAAAACCATTGAAATAAATCATCATCAGCACTAGCCATTCCTCTATTTCTTCTAACTGGTTTATCATATCCATTGCTTCCATGCGTTCGTCTATAAGGGAGCTCCTGTGCTCCACTATCTCATCTTTAAGTTCCAATACTTCAAGTATCTTATCCTCGGTGGTATTGGTTTTGCTCATTGTAACCCGTGTTTGAAATTGGTTAGATCCAGATAATAAGCAGTTGTCTAAACTCTGGTACTTAAATTGCAATTTCTGGATAAGGGCATTCCCTTTTTTCACCCTTTTTAGTTTTTCCTCAATTTCTTTAATGGTCATGCTGGTACTCCTTATTTAGTGTATTTTTCACGTTTTCTCAGCTTTCAAGTCCATTCTCCATACCATTTGATAGGCAATTAAGGGATGTTTTTATCTCTCTTATTTCCTTGTCATTCTGCAAGCAATTAAGGCAAGTTATTTCTTTGCTTATCTCCTTATCATTTGGTAAGCAACAAATCCAAAATAACAGACTTTTAAATTACTCTTATCTCCTTATCATTTTGTAGGAAAATAAGGAGAGTTATTTTAGTTCTTATTTCCCTATCATTTTGTAAGGAGAAAATCCAAATTAAGGAAGCTAATAAGTCTCCTTATCTCCTTACCGTTTTTTAGAGAGCAAAATCAAAATAAGCGATGTTATTTCCTGTCTTATTTCCTTACCGTTTGACAAGGAGAAAAACGAAAATAAGAAGCTTTTAAATTCGTCTTAACTCCCTATCGTTTTGTAAGCAATTAAGAAAGCTTATTGTCGTCCTTATCTGCTTGTCATTCTGCAAGGAGTAAATCGGAAATAAGAGGGCTAAAAACTTCGCTTATCTGCTTGTCGTTTCTCAGGGAGTTAAGGAGGGTTATTATTTCTCTTATCTGCTTGATAAATGACAAGCTCTAATCATCACAAAAACCTATATTATCCCAGAATATCCGCAATCCTTTTGTATTTTTAATTCGTGAAATATCTTTTTCTGCTTCTTCTTTTGTCGGATAGACTTCTATAATATCTTTGGGATTTTTTCCACCTATCCTATATCTTACCTCAAAATGTCCAGTATCAATCTGCGTCAAAAACACGGTATCAACTTCATCAACCACCGCTAACTTATTCAACTTATTTAAACGGTTTTTAATCGCCTTCATCTAGTATCTTCGCCTCTAACACTTCTAATTGCTCCACTACCTCAACCATTTCAACTGCCTTATAAGCCATGTTTAGAATGCTCTGGGCGCTCTGTTGTCTCGCATACGGGCTTACTGTCTTATCAAGCATGATTTCCCTTAATACATTGACTGCCTCAACGCTTGCATTCTGTAACAGCGTAGTAGACTCCTTGAGTTGTTCGCTACGTCTTTCACGGTAAATTCTCTTAAAGGTTGCATCGTTCAAGTAATTGTAAGCCGTCTTTCTGGTGATCTCACTTAATTCACTAGCTTTTTTTACATTCCCAGTCATGAGATAATTGGCCATAAATATTTCTTTTTTTCTGCTTAATTCTGTCAAATACTAGTCACCTCGCTTTCTTTAACCTTGCTTTTTAGTTCGTCTATTTTTTCTTTTGCTCGTTTATAATCTGAAGATTTGACGTCACTAAATTTTCTAGGGGTATAATCATCCATGTTTATATCCAGTCCGTTGTCTTGAAAAGCTAATCTCAGACAATCCACATATAGAGACATACACTCATCTTGTGTAGCGTATTCCGTCTTTCCAACATATTGCTTTATCTTTTCTAGTCTTGCTTTTAAACTTCTAACCATCCCCCACCTCGTGTGTAATTCTGTCTGATTTATGTAAAAAAAGGGGATTGCTCCCCTCCACATCACAAACCTAACAAACCACGTTTTTCTTTGCCTAGTAGCTTATCATACAAAGCTTTATCTTTCTCATATAGTTCATGTCTACGCTTGTAGCCCATAGCCTTAAACTCTTCAAGGGTTACAGCTTCCTCTTCGTAAGATTTTGAAATACTTTCTACGTTCTTGGCAAGCCCTTGCAGTAAGTCAGCTTGTCTCTTCTCTTCTTCGATTTCTTGAAATAGTTGTTTATGTTCATCTTTCATTATTGTTCTCCTTCAAATAAATTGATACGATTCACAAAATACGCCAAATCATCACTCGGATCTAAATAGCGGTGCTGGTTTCCCATATAACCAGCTATACCACTGTAAATGTAAGGCTTACTTACTCCACTATATTCTGGAGATGTATTCAGGCGGTCAAATAACTCTTCAATACCTGTTTCTCTTACCTCATCCGCCAATCTCTTAGCAGTATTTTTGTAGTTTTCGTTATAATTTGCAATCAACTCCAAAAGCTCAATAGATTTCTGTTTGATTTCTTGACGCTGGCGCTTCACTGTTTCATCTTGCTCTAATGCTGTTTCTAAATAACCTGACGCATTGATTTTTCTAGCGTCTGCCACGATTGAGTTAATCCGTTCTTTTTCGAGTTTTGTTCTTTGTGCCTTCATATCAGCAATATACTTTTCTTTTGCGTTGATAGCTTGAAAATCTTCAAAAGTTTGTAAATCCGCTTTTTTAGCTTTAATAGCCTTAACTTCTGTTTCTGCTTTCTTGATTTCCTCATCAAAGCGATCAAAAATCTCTAATTGAGTCCGTACTTTGTCCATCTGGTTTTTGACTTCTTGCAATGTTGGCATTTCTTTTTCCTCCAATCTTTCCAAAAACAAAAGAGGCATAGCCAAAATAGATTACTCTACTTTATGCTATACCTCTGATTTTTTCAGTCAGTATTCTTTTTATATTGTGTTGTTTTAGATTCCACGCTGGAGACAATCTCACCGTCTTGTATTTTAAGCGTTACGCTTCCAAACTTCGGGATCTCTAACAGTTTTATTATACCATAACTTTTGAAATAAATAAAGCCTTCTTGTATCTCCATGTTTACCTCTCATGCTATTTGTATAGAACCATCACACTGGTCAATGCCCCTATGCTCTCATAGTGTCCCTCTGTTGCTTCTGAATGTCTCACATCTACTACTTCAACAGTTGCCATGAAATCATTTACTTCCTGTTCAAACTCTTCTTTACTTTCCCAAAAATGATGATAAAATAGTTTAATTTTCATGTTGTTTTTCCTCTTTCTGTTTTCAGGGTGTCACTAGTAGTTATACCATTGCAAGGGGGGCGGTACTATCTACCCCATTTTGTCTTCCTTTGATTGCTGATTTAAACTCCTTTTCTCAAGTCCACATATTCAACTCTAAACGTGACTTCTTTTGAAGTGCACTTTCCCAATCTTATATCTGTCAATCTTAGATCAGGATTTTCTGCTAGCCATTCACTCAGACTTTCTAAAGCTACTGTCAATTCTTTTGCGGTTACAAAATTCATTTTTACTCCTTTATTTTTCTTACGGGTACACCACTGGTTCACTACTGGTACACTAGGGGTTGTGAACCCCATAACCCTTACAGCCAAAAGCGATTTAGTCTAGTGGTACACAAGGTACACCACTTTTCTTATATACTATTTATTTTTTTTGATTATTCTTTTATTATTTTTTCCTTTTAACCCCTTAGTAAAGTTGTGTACCTAGTGTACCTATAGTGCTAAACCATTGATATCACTGCTTCTAAGCGGTACACTACTAGTTGTGTACCAGTTGTGTACCTAGTGTACCTTTTACTATTCAAAAATTGAAAAATCTACTCTTAATTCTCTTCTTTCTTCTTTTATAACAAAAGTATCAAAGCGTTTTTGATTGCCAATAATATATCCGCTGACAACTTCGCCGTCTATTTTTTTTCTTTTCCTTTCCACACCTATTGTCCTAAGTGCTTTACCAGCTTCATTGTTATTTTTGCCATACGTTTTATTATAAAGTTCATCAATCGCATAGTTGTCTGTTTTAGGGACAAAATCAGTTTCTTGTAGTAGATTTATCAAAGCTATCTGAAAATCATCAAGTACTTCATCGCCATTATACACCTCAACATTTTTCCAGATAAATTTCTGTTCTTGTTCGTTGAAATAATCAAGACTGGATAGCAAGAAACCGATACACCCTTCAATCCTTGGTGATTTATCTGGTAGTGTAAATGCCTCCCAATATTCTGCAAAGGCTTGCTCGCGTTCCTGATCAGTTTCTCCCTCTGGTCTATTCTTATATTGGATTAACACCTTACGGCCGTTCATTTCATCTGATAGAGACACGTTCCTATTCGTATCAATGCACAACACGCTGGAAAGTAAAACTAGCCCTTGGTTCCCACCAACTATTCTGGCTACATGGGTTTTCTCTGTCGCTATCACTTTTAGAACTCGTTCAACCTTATCTCCGATTATATCCCCTTGTTCAGTGGCTAGTGCCATTTCTCCACCCGAAAACATGGCCCACGCATTTAAAGCGTCAAATCCTCTAGAGACTAGGTTGTCCAATTCTACATCAATTTTATTAAACAATCCTGATAAAGCGATATGCCTTAGGCCTTTTCCTGTTCTAACCCCAGACTTAGCAATGAAGAAGTTAGTTTTATTTCGTAAACCACTGGCAACTTGTGCTATGTAGTATGTCTGTAATTGGGCATTGTGGAAACTGTCAGGATCATCAATAACGTAGTGTAAAAATTTATTGGCAATCTCTTTACTACTCTTAGCAGTTTCAAAATCAACTGGATAATACTTAAAAAATGAAACCTCGTTATTCAAAACACATCTGGTCAGTGTATGTTTCTCCAAATCAATAATAAAATCATTACCAGCAATCTGAAATGGTTTTAGAACTCTGATTGGCTCAATATGGAAATGCTTATCAATTCCCTTTAAAATATCCAATACAAACTCTGTATCATGCTTAAATCCATATAGATTTGCCAATTTCATATCATCAATCATTTTGGCCTGCCTGTTGTTCACATCATATAATTGACGATTATAAAGCTCATATCTACCTAAAAGATAATCGATTACTAATTTAGCGAACGGTTGAAAGTTTTTTTTAAAAGAAATACTTACATTATCATCCTTTTTCTTTGGCTTTATTTTTGCGGATATAAAATTGATTTCTTTCCCATTTACATCCGCACTATACATAACTTCACTAGAAGAGATAGTTATTTCCTTACTCTGATAATGAAGTTTATTCAAGCTATCTAACTGCCAAATATCTGATAATTGCCTTTTATAGTCTGCTTTCAATTTTGAGCAACCAAAGTCTGTCTCTGTCCAGTTCATTTTAATTATCTTGTTCAATTTGTCCCTAATATTCAAATGCTACCTCCTTATAAAATATTCTTGCTACTTCTAAGAAATAGCTTGCTAGGTCTTTCCGCTTGACGATTGCAGAAAACAAGCCCACCAGCTGAATAAAACTATAGCCATTGACAAATAGCAGTCTGACAAAGAGTGAAGTCTCATATCTGGTATAAATGCCATTACAAATCAGGTCAAAAATCCAACCTTTTAACTCCACTCCAAGCCCCTGCCGTTGTTCGGTCAATTTTTTTACCTCTAACTCTTTCAAGATTGTCAGCAAGTCAGGACTGGCCAAAGCAATATCTAAATCTCTGACCAATTCCCAGCCCTCTACTGCCTCATTTTCGTCTTTAATAGACACATATAAGCCTTTATATTGAAAACTCGTCAAAGCCTCGTCTACAGGCTCATAATAGGTAAATTTGTAGTGTTCTCCATTCTTCCATACTTGAGTAGGATTTGACTTGAGAAAGCCAAATAGGGGCATTTTCTCAACGGATATAGTCAACTCTATTATTCTCATTGCACCTCCTAATCTACTGCAAGAAAATTGTATATATCGGTCTTGCGGTAATAAATCTTCTTACTGTTCTCAAAAGGCGACTGATACGGTCTTAAACCGTGCTTTTCCCAGTTGTTTAACGTAGTTCCACTGATCCCTAACTTGTCTAGTAAATCCGGCCTAGAAATTAAGTCCCAGCCGTCATTATGCTGTTTTTCAAGCTCAAGCCTTTTCTCTAAGTGATCGCCTACTTTCTCCAGTAACTCAAGCTCTGCCTCTCTTGATAATAGTTGCATATTGCACCCCTTTTCTAATTATGAATCTTACCTGCAAGCTGGATATATCGCCCGTAGTAAGGGTTTAAATCCTCTTTAGGTGTTTCTATCATCTGTTGGTTTTCTCGCTCAAATTGGGCGCTTTTTTTGCGGTCTCGGTGGTTTAAATAAAGCAGTATGCCAATCAGTACCACCATGAAGATTACCGATTGTGTATTGGTCAAATCTAGTTCGTTCATGCTATGCCCTCGCTTGATAATTCTTGATAAATTCCACTTGATCAGTTCGCTCCATCTTCAAAAACTCGTCCACCTCTTTGGGTGTTACCTTTCTATCTAAAAAATCAGCAATAAACTGAAAGACGCTGGGGCGTTCTGACTTGATTTCAGCCATTACTTCATCAAATTCTGCTTGTGTCATGTTGTCTAGGTCTAGTGTCATTGCATTGCCTCCTCAAACTTCTCTATAAGACAACTTTTATTTACTCTCTGAGTTCCATTTTTAGAGTTAAAAAGAATATCTTTTAAGGTTACAGTAGCCTCTAAATACTCCTTTTCAGCATGATCTATATACGCCTGTTGCTCTGCTTCGTTGTCAAAAAAATGCTTAGCTTGGCGTTTAAAGAATGCTTGTCGCATAGCATCCATTTCAAAAATACCAGGGGCGAAAAAGATTCCCGTAGTGCTTTTAGAGACTGCCTCGATTTTATGGCTTTCATTCAATTCAGGGAGTTCAATCCAAAGTAAACGGGATAAATATTCTTTGATAGTTTTTGTCTGATTTGCCAATAACGAAAGTCTACTAAGCCCATTTTTTTCGCCAATTTCTCGCATTTCTGCACTAATTCTGTCTATATGTCTAGTTAAATTCTCGTATGTTGTTTCTGTCATGTTTTTTACCTCTGTTTCTATGTTGTGTAATTGCCCTAAGAGCTTTTAATGCCTTTTACTATCCAGGATATCCTCACACTCAGACTCGCCAAATTGAAAGCGTGAGAAAGTACCAGTTTTAAGAGTTGGCGCTCTATGTTTTTCAAAACCTTTTCTAATTGCTTGCCTGCCATTAGTTGTTATTGATTGAATAGTTTATTTTTGTTATAATTGAGATATAGAAAAAATATCTATATTCTTAATCCAGTCGCTTGCTCTCCTCGACCAAAATTTGAGCAAGTGACTTTTTTGTTGTCGTTTTTAATCTTCATGTCTAGGTTTTTTATAAATCAGTTGACGGCTTTCCACTAACTCAGCGATAAAAGCTAGGTTATTGGCCGTATTCTCTATCAAGTCGTCAAGTACCCCTTTATTTTCAGGTAATGCCATAGCTTCAGCCACACTCACGGCATCATCTAGCCATGTTTTAAATTCTTTAAAGTTCATTTCTTTGCTCCTTTTTTGTTGTCAATCCCCAGTGGTAAAGCACCACATGAGAAATCTGTAAATGTAAAATAGTATTGCGATTGGGTCGCTCCTTTCTAATAATCTTCAGCAAGCCATTCCATGGCTTTTTGGTAAATGCTAGGCTTTACTTCGCCACCGTCTCGAATTTTTCGATAGGTAACTTGTGTAACTCCGATTTCTTCGCCTGCTTGCTTTGCAGTCAATTTCTTGTCTGCCTGCTTTCGGCGGATCGCTTTTGCTTGTGTTGAGGTAATAAGCAATGAAGTTCCTCCTTTCTATAGCTAACTATTTGTTAGCTTGGTTGTAGTATAGCGTATTTTTTGTTAGCTGTCAATAATTAAATAACAAAAAGTGAATTTTTTGTTAGCTTTTTATTGTTTTGTGATATAATTAAAATCGAGGTAATATACATGAACAGACTAAAAGAATTGAGACAAAAAAAAGGCGACACACAGGAAGTCGTCGCTAAAGCTATGGGTGTGACCCGTAGAGGTTACCAAAAATGGGAAAACGGAGAAAGCCAAATCAAAGAAGAAAAGGCCCTGCAACTTGCTAAATACTTTGGTGTTGGCGTTGGATATTTGTTGGGCTATGAAAGTTTAGATTTAATTTTAAATATGTCAAGAAACGGAGAGTTTAAAAATCATGATGAAAAAGAAGAAGTGATAAATGCATTACCTTTTGTAGAAGGTTATTTAGAATCTCTTACAGGTAATAAACGATTCATCAAGAAAGTTTTCGAATCTCCTGACGCTCTTGATGTTTTACCTGCCGTTCGTAAGTTACTTCTTCAAAAAAAAGAGCGCGAGGCTTTATTACTCGTAGGCTTTCTTATTCTTGGAGAAAAGGAAAAAACAATATTGCTTGATTTACTAGAATCACTTTGTAGAAAAATGTAAATAATAGCGCCTCTTCTCCCACTCTCTATTGTGCAAAAACAGGGGAAATTGAAGAATAGAAAGCCGATTTTACAGACTAAAGCGCAAAAATGGTCAAAATTGACAAATAGAAAGAGACAAGCCTGCTACTGCTGACTTGTCTGATAATGCTTAAATTAAACTCTTGAAATATCGGGGCTTATATGTTAGAATGATTTTAATGGATAAGGTTCATTAGAACACCAAAGCCCCTAACTATTGCAGTAGTTAAGGGCTTTTTTGACGTATCTTAGAGATTTAACGGGTGTTTATAGGCTAGTCACTCGGTCTACTTCTTACCATCTAGCCATTTGCAAACGAAATATAGGATAATTCCTGCTATGACGTCTGCCATAATAGTAAGAACGAGCTCTGGGATAAGGTTCATTAGTTTCACCTCCTCTCACGAACCGTAAGGAACGTAATCGGTAACCGATGACAAAAACATTATATCAAAAACACTCACCACAAACAAGCCTATATAAGCCCCATATCCGCCTTGTTTCCTACTCTGGTACAATTTACCGTCCGACTGCTTAAAATCGAAAATAAGGGGCTTCTCGTAGCCCCTCGCATGGTATAAACTCAAAACCTTTTCTAATTGCTTGCCTGCTGATGGAAAAGGAGTAAACCATGAATATTACAGAATACAAAAAGAAAAACGGAACTATCGTATACCGATCAAGCGTGTATCTTGGAGTTGATAAACTTACAGGAAAGAAAGCTAGAACTACAGTTACAGCCAAAACAAAAACAGGCGTTAAAATCAAAGCTAGAGAGGCCATTAATGCTTTTGCTTCTAACGGGTATACAGTTAAAGATAAGCCAACAATCACAACATACAAAGAACTGGTAAAAGTTTGGTGGGATAGTTACAAGAATACAGTTAAGCCCAATACTCGTCAATCTATGGATGGATTGGTTAGAGTTCATTTATTGCCTGTATTTGGCGATTACAAGCTAGATAAGATAACCACGCCTATTCTTCAACAGCAAGTAAATAAATGGGCTGACAAGGCCAATAAGGGCGAAAAAGGGGCGTTTGCTAACTACTCCTTACTTCACAACATGAATAAGCGTATTTTGAAGTATGGCGTAGCTATTCAGGTAATACAATACAATCCAGCTAATGATGTCATCGTTCCACGCAAACAGCAAAAAGAAAAGTCAACTGTAAAATACTTAGACAACAAAGAATTAAAACAGTTTCTTGATTATTTAGATTCTCTGGATCAATCAAATTATGAAAACTTATTTGACGTTGTCCTGTATAAAACTTTATTGGCCACTGGTTGCCGTATCGGCGAAGTCTTAGCCCTTGAGTGGTCTGATATTGACCTAGAAAACGGTGTTATCAGTATCAATAAAACACTAAACCGCTATCAAGAAATAAATTCGCCAAAATCAAGCGCTGGTTATCGTGATATACCAATAGACAAAGCCACCTTACTTTTACTTAAGCAATACAAGAATCGTCAACAAATTCAGTCTTGGAAATTAGGCCGAACTGAAACAGTTGTATTCTCCGTTTTTACAGAAAAATATGCTTATGCTTGCAATCTACGCAAACGCCTAAATAAGCATTTTGAAAATGCTGGTGTAACAAATGTATCATTCCACGGTTTCCGCCATACACACACCACTATGATGTTATACGCTCAGACTAGCCCTAAAGATGTCCAATACAGATTGGGACACTCTAACTTATTAGTGACTGAAAATGTTTACTGGCATACAAACCAAGAAAACGCAAAAAAAGCTGTCTCAAATTATGAAACAGCCATCAATAATTTATAAAGGGTGTCACGTTTAGTGACTACCCTCTTACTATACCTAAAATTAGTTAAGGGTAACTAAAAGGGTAGTAAAATTAGAAAAAGCACTAAGGGAAAGCGCCCCAAAGTGCTTATTTTAAAGGCTTGAAGCCATCTAATCTAGAAATTAGATTATTTTTTAAGGTTATCTTCCTA